TGGCGGCACCGTCACAGGCGACATCACCCTGGACAACAGGAGTGATTTGCGGTTTGGCGAGGCGACAGCTAACGGCACCAACTGGGTTGCGTTTCAGGGTGCGTCGTCGATTGCAGCCAACATTACCTGGACCCTGCCGTCGACTGACGCAACGGTTCCTGGCCATGCCCTGAAGAGCGACGGTGCCGGAAACCTGAGCTGGGGTACTGCAGGTGGGGCCAGTGGGGGTGGCACGGACGACATCTTCTATGAGAATGGGCAGACAGTTACCACCAACTACACCTTGACTGCTGGCAAAAACGCCCTGAGTGCAGGACCCATCACGATCAATAGTGGGGTCACGGTCACGGTTCCATCCGGGGCTGCCTGGACCGTCGTTTAAGGAGGAACCACCATGCCAATCACCATTGCTGGCTCTGGAACAATCACTGGCATCAGCGCAGGCGGCCTGCCCGATGGCGTGATCACCACGGATGACATTGCGGCCAACGCTGTCACCTACGCCAAGATCGGAACCACTGAGCAGGGACAGCTTTGCAAGGCATGGGTGAACTTCAACGGCACTGGCGTAGTGGCGATCCGCGCCAGCTACAACGTGAGCAGCATTACAGATAACGGGACGGGCGACTATACGGTGAACTTTACGACGGCGATGCCGGATGCGAATTATGTGGTGGCAGGGATGTCCGGTACACCAAGCACAGCGGACACAATTAACGACTTTGTGGCTTCAACTGGTCCCGCTGCAGGTTCTGTTCGTTTTGCGGTAAGAACACTAGGCGGTTCTTCTTTTGACGCCACGCAAGTTCACATCGCCGTCTTCCGTTGACCCATCATGAACAGAATCATCTACCAATCTGAATCCGGCGGCGTCGCGGTGATCATCCCAACCGAGTCCGTGGAACTGGCTCTCAAGGATGTCCCCGAAGGCGTGCCCTACGAGATCGTGGACGCTGCTGACATCCCCAGCGACCGCTACTTCCGCAATGCGTGGGTCATGCGTGACTGCTGCGTGGAGCACGACCTTGATAAGTGCAAAGAGATTGGCCACGACCGTCGCCGCCAGCAACGCGCTGAGGAGTTCGCCCCGCTTGATCGGGTCATCTCCCTGCAACTGCCTGGTATGGACATGGTTGCAGCAGAAGCAGGTCGTCAGTTGATCCGCAATAAGTACGCCCTGATTCAAGACGTGATCGAAGGCGCGTCTACCCCTGACGAAATCAAGACCGCCCTGGAGGCAAACAAATGAGTATTCGTCTCAACGGCAGCACATCGGGCTACACCGAGATCGACGCTCCGGCGGTGGCTGGGTCGAACACGCTGGTGCTTCCGACTGGTAATGGGTCCAGTGGGCAGTTCCTGCGGACCAATGGCAGTGGGACTCTGAGCTGGGCGGGTGGCGGGAAAGTTGGCCAAGTAGTGCAATCCACGATCACGACACAGTTCACGTTTAGTTCGGCCACCTACGCAGATGCCACCAACTTCAACGCTTCCATTACGCCCACCAACGCCAGCAGCAAGGTGCTGGTGATCATGACGCCGCACGTTTATGTTGATAACTATAGCGCTGGCAGCACTGAGGTTCAAGGCAAAATTGTTAGAGCGTCTACGGATGTTTTTGAGACTATGCTAACAGGCGGATACGGTAACCTTAATTACCAGCCTGTTCCAATAATCTTTTTAGACAGTCCAGCTACAACTTCTTCGGTCATCTATAAATTGCAAGTGCGGGCAAGTTCTGCGTACAATAACAGCAAAATTAACCACAATACTGGAAGTTATGCCGGTAAAAGCACTATCACCCTCATCGAGATCCTGCCATGATTACAGACATTGCCACAGCAATCTCTGCTCTGCGCCCTGGAGCTGAGTTCACGCTTTCTGGCGACGACTTCAGCACCCTGCAGTGGCTGGATGCAGAGCAGCAGGCTCCAACACGGAAGGAGGCCGAGGACAAACTGCAGGAGCTTCAGAAGCAGGCTCCCATCCAGGCTGTAGAGCGGCTTCGTGCTGCTGCCTACACCACCGAAGCCGATCCGCTGTTCTTCAAGGCGCAGCGCGGTGAAGCCACCATCGAGGAGTGGCAAGCCAAGGTTGCTGAGATCCGCAGCCGCTACCCGTACCCCACTCAGGAGGTGAGCTAAATGTCTTCAATCAAGGTAACCAACCTTCAACACGCCTCAGCGGCCTCGCCCGCCATCGTGCTGGCATCAGACGGTACCGCCACCGCGCAGCTCAGCAGCCTTAACGGTGGGGCGCTGGCTGGCGCTCGCAACCGCATCATCAATGGCGACATGCGGATCGACCAGCGCAATGCTGGAGCGAGTGGAACTGCCAATGGATATACAGTTGATCGTTTTGGTTATTACGGTGCAGCAGCTTCAAAAGGAACTTGGCAGCAAAATGCCGGTTCAGTAACACCGCCCGCTGGATTTACCAACTATTTAGGATTTACTTCGTCATCAGCGTATACAGTCGGCGCCGCCGAACAATTTAACTTGTATCAACCGGTTGAAGGCTTTAACATAGCTGATCTGGCTTGGGGTACTGCAAGCGCAAAAACCGTAACCGTTTCATTTTGGGTCAGATCTTCGTTGACCGGTACTTTTGGCGGGTCTGTATACAATAATGTTCCAAACAGAAGCTATCCATATAGTTATACAATTACAAGTGCAAATACTTGGGAACTTAAAACTATCGTAATTCCTGGTGATACTAGCGGAACGTGGTTGACAACTAATGGTGTCGGCCTTTATTTGAATTTTAATTTAGGTGCTGGGGCAACAGTGAGCGGGACTGCCGGATCATGGGCCGCTGGCAGATATGACAACGCCACCGGAGCCACCTCTGTCGTCGGCACCAACGGCGCAACCTTCTACATCACCGGCGTCCAACTTGAAGCCAGCAGCGTCGCTACCCCGTTTGAGCGCAGGAGCTACGGGCAGGAGCTGGCGTTGTGTCAGAGGTACTTTGAGACTGCAGGTGGAGTTTACTTGCAGCAAACAAGAGCAGACACCAGCACAAAAATAGTTGGGACAATTCTTTTTACGGTTGTAAAGAGAGCTTCTCCAACAGCTTCAATAACTACAAATGCGATTAACGTTACACCAACTGGAACCTGGACTGAGCTAATGGGCGGCTATCCTGCCCGCACTGGAACAATAAATGCAAATGCAACGGGATTTTCATACATTGATTTTGGCGCCACTACCGGAAACCCAATTAACGGCAGTTGGATTGCATCTGCGGAGCTGTAACCCATGACTTACCAACTCACAAACACCGACTCCATCCTCCGCACTGCGGACAACGCCTTCATCCCACCCGACCCCGCCAACACCGATTACGCCGCCTATCTGGCTTGGCTAGCTGCTGGCAACACCCCCGAGCCTGCACCCGAGCCCGAGCCCGTCCCCGAGCTGACGCCTGCTGAAAAGCTGGCCACTAGTGGGCTGACGGTGGAGGAACTCAAGCAACTGCTGGGGATCTGATGGCAGTCAAAGCAAAGTCCGGTACCGCCAAGGTCGAGTTCAAATCTCGGGCCAAGTACAAGAAGACCAGCATCGGCAATTCCGTCAGGAGTAAGCCGAGGCCTGGTCGCAAGAAGAGCAGGGGCCAGGGCTAGTCGTAGTCGTTACAGTTTGCGTGGTCCCGTCACGCAACTGTCTTGGACTCAGGCGAGCGGCTGTACTCCTGCCGGCGGTTGCGTAACTGCAGGGCCAAGCTCCCCTTCATCGACCTGGAGCGGGATCCTGACAGCAAGGCACTGGTCTGCAAAGCGGGCCGGTGCCCCAATGCCCGCAACCACGACGCTGCCAGCCTGATCAACCTGCAGGTGGAACTGCGGAAGACCAGGCAGGAGGTGCGGGAGCAGCAGCTGGAAAAGGAGCGGCTGCTGAACCACGTCAGCAACCTGCAGGAACAGCTGGACACCGCCCTCAGCATCCGGGCCATTGAGCCCCCAGCTGCCATTGTCAGCACTGTTGCTGGCCCACGCAGCGAAGCCGTGCCAATCCTGCTGTGTACCGACTGGCACTGTGGCGCTGTCGTAAAACCAGAAACGGTCAATTACCTAAACGAATACAACGTGGAGATATTTCATCAAAGAACAGAGGCGTTATTCAGAAACACATTAAAAGTGGTTGAAATGCTGCGCTCTGCCTGCGACGTCAGACAGATGGTCGTATATCTTGGCGGCGACCTTATAGATAACTGGCTGCATCCTGAACAGATCCAGCTGCAGGAGTTGAGCCCGACGCAGCAGCTGATCGAATGCGAACGAGCGGTTGCGAAAGGGCTTGACTACTTGCTTGACAACGGCGGTCTTGAGCGAATCCTTGTGCCGTGCTGCTACGGCAACCACGGCCGCACAACCCCCAAGATGCAGGCGGATAACGCCCACGCGACCAGCTACGAGTGGCTGATGTATCAAAGCCTGCGCCGACATTTCGCGCAAGAAAAGCGCATCGAATGGTGCATCAGCGACGGCAATACCCTGTACCTGGACGTGCTCGGGCACAAACTGCGGTTCCTTCATGGCGACGCCATCAAGTACGCAGGTGGTGTGGGTGGCATTACGGTGCCGTTGACCAAGTACATCTACCGACAGGACGTCGGCATAAGGGCAGACCACACGTTCCTCGGGCACTTCCACAGCCTGACCCATGGCTCCAACTGGACAGTCAACGGATCGTTGATTGGAGCAACGGCCTACGGATTAAAGCTGGGCTTCCCGCCAGAGCGACCACAGCAGGGAATCAAGGTGATTGACAGCAAGCGCGGCTTTACCATCAGCGCCCCAGTACTGACGGATTGACCAATCAACCGTTACCCTGCAAAGGAATGAGTACCCCCTGCTGGTCGTGCTTGAGGTTGCTGCCGTCCTGGGCGTTGCCGCAGTGGGCGCTTTGTGGAAGATGGCCGTAGAGCACGGCTCGATGAAAGAGCGGATGGACGCCATTTTGCAGGAAGTCCGATTGTTAAGAGAGGACTTGCAAAAGGACATCAACATCCTTGAGGCCGACCTAAGGGACCACGAAATCAGACTTCGCAAGCTGGAGTCAAAGCAGCCGTGAACCCCGTCGAACAGCCACTGGAACTGAGCCTGAAGAAAGAGGCAAGGCACCGTGAGCTGTTGGACATGCACTCCAAAAAAGACTGGGACTGCCTGCTTGACGCAGCTGCCTTGCTGAACGATGCCCTGTACACGCAGCAAGTCATGAACCGGTGGCTGGCCAGAGAGGCAGCGGACAATCTTGCCGCGGCCTGGCAGGCTAGGAAGGTACCTCAACCGGAACACGATGGATCGGGTTGCTGATTACGTCGCCTTGGCTATTGCCATTCATGCGGCTGCTGTGGTGTGGGTGAACATAACCCCTACCCCCAAGGACAACGAGCGGCTGAGCAAGTACAGCCGAATGGTGGTCCGTGTCTACCGGGTCATTGAGATCCTGGCTGGTGTCGTCTCCAGAAAGGTGAAGCAATGAAAGGTCAGAAGAAGGTTGCTGCTGTCCTTCGTGAGTACAAGAAGGGCGAGCTGCACAGTGGCAAGGGTGGCCCTGTGGTGAAGAACCCACGGCAGGCGCTGGCCATTGCCTTGAGCGAAGCTGGTATGGCAAAGAAACGGCGGAGCCGCTGATATGTGCTCACCTGCGATGACTGGTGGTGGTGCCGCAGGTGTCGGCAAGGGCCTCGGCATGGGACTGACCGAGGCCTTGGCGGCATCACGCATTGGCAGGGAGGACGTCAAGCAGGGCAAGCCAGTGCAGGCTGACCCTCGCCTGATGCAGATTTACGAAACTATTGGGATGCCTGGTCGTCCTTCATGAGAGGGTCGGTATCTGGCTCCCAAAGTTTGATGGTGCTGGTGTTGAAGTCGTAGTCACCGTGGCGCAGGATGCGGGAAAGCCTGGCCATGTGGACTGCATCGCTGTAGGTACGACCAGCCTTCTTGTAAGCATCAAGCACCTTGTCCCATAGCTCAGGCAGTGTGACTGCATCAGCCAGAGCCTTGGTTGCAGTGACAGGGCCAAAGCCCTTGAGGCCTTGGTAGTTGTCGGTGCTATCACCGGTGAGGACCTGGGTCATCCATGCACGGTTTGCATCGACGGGGTGGATGACTTCGATCTGGTCGTTGACCAGGATCTGGCACGGCACGGTGCGCATGTCCTTGTCAGGTGAAATGACGATGGGGTTGGACAGGGTGCCACCAGTGGCCAGCAGGCCAAGCACGTCGTCAGCCTCCAAGCCTGTGTAAGTGCGGGCTGGGTAGGTCTGCTCCATCCAGATGCGCAAATCCCTGATGCCAAGGGGCTTGCGCTTACCCAGGCGGTTGGCCTTGTACTCCTGGTGGATCTCGTGACGGAAGGTGGGGTAGTCGGAGAAGCAGAGGATCAGGTCGTTGTCGAGGGTGACGTCCCTCCAGAACGACAGTCTGCTGCTGATGTAGTCCTTGACGTCGCCTTGCTCAAGGTGAAGAGTGTGGGTCCATTCATCCCAGCGGATGTCACATTCGTTGGCAGCACAGGCGGAATAGAGCAGCCAGTCAGCGTCGACGAGGAGGGTCATTGGTCAGGATGCGGGTGTGGTGGATGTGTCGCTGAAGCAGTGGTAAGCCATGTCCTCAAAGTCTTTGTGCAGCCTGAAGGTGGACATGCCCTCGTAGGTCCTGGCGTGGGTGACGGCTTCAGTTGGAATGCGCGTCTCCATCGTGTACCAGGCATGGCTGCAGCTTGTGCATTTCTTCCTGCGAATGACGGCGTTGTCTCGGTAGCGCCTGCTCATAATGGTGCGGATGGTGTCGCAGTTGCACTTGGGGCAATTCATGGTGGGTCAGGTACCGAAGTAATGGGACATAGGGACAACCAGTCGACCGGTGCCCTGGTCGTAAAGCAGCTTGTCGCAGGGCCCTGTCTGCCCGCTAAAGCGGTTCTTCAGGACCCGTAACTGCAGTTCATTGCGCTCGGCCACATCGCCTTGCTGGTTGCGCTCAGCGCCAATCACCATGTCCGACAGCTGGGCAATGGCATGACTGCCACGCAGCTGCGACAAGGAGGTCTGAGCGCCCTCCTCGTGGCCGCGGCCTTCCGGTCGCTTGAGGTGGGACACCAGAATCAAGCCGACGCCTGACTGCTCCACCACCTGGCGCAGCTTGGTGCAGGTGACGTCGATGGCACGCCGTTCATCGAGGTCAGCAAGCCCACTGATGACGATGGTCAGGTGATCAAGGATCACCAGGTCAGCACCCTCTGCGTCGGCCAAGTATCTGATCTTGTTGATGAGGTGCTCCGGGTCCATTGAACCGAAGTGGTCGTACAGGAAACAGCGACCGGTGCCAAGAACTCGCTCAAAGCCATCACGCAGTTCCTCCTGGGTGGCCAGGGTGGGGTCCAGGTGGATGGGCTTGTTGAGTTCGATGCCGACGATGCCCTGCATGGTCCGCTTGGTGGACTCCTCAAGGGCGATGTAGCCAACACGCAGGCCCTGGCGCAGGAAGTGATGGGCAATCTCCCGGCAGACGGACGACTTGCCTACCCCACTGCCAGCACAGATGGTGGTCATCTCGCCCTTCCTGAAGCCACGGGTCATGGCATTAAGGACAGGCCAGGGGTACTGACAGATGGAGACAGCACCTGGCTTGATCAGTTCCTCCCATAGCTCGCTGGCATTGACGATGCCGTCGGGCCGAGAGGGTGTGGCCTTCCACAGCAGGTCACGCAGCAGGTCACCTTCACCTGCCAGCAGCATGTCGTTGGCGTCCTTGCGGGGCAGCCGGCAGATGGCTGCCTTGCCCAGGGGCAGGACAGTCAGCGCATCTTCTGCTGCCTTCTGGCCAGGCTCATCGCTGTCGAAGCAC